AAATGATTGACTTCGCATTAGGCTTTATGGTCGGCTTTGTAATTGGACTTTATGTCAAACCAAAAGACAAAGACCTTGTAGAACAGCAACGAATATATGACGAAAAAGTAAAAGAACATGAGATAAATATTAACTATTACAGAGAGCTATGTAAATGGCATGTGGAGCGAGCAAATGAGCAAAGACAAACCAAAGAAGAGAAGTAAAGAAGAGCAAGAGGCGCTAAATAAATATCTGAAAGAGAAATTTGCACAGTTAGCCAAAGACAGAGAACTGATCCCCGTTGTGCTTGACCGAGGAACATGGGAAGGCATCAGGTGGTCTATTGATCAAGCATTAAAATTAAACTATAAGGATAAGAAGAATGACAAAAAAGATTAAGGTAGTAGAACCTGCAGTAAAAGAAAAGTCTGGCAAAATTCTTAAAGACACACCTGCCTATTCACACGAAGAGATTGAGAAGAAAGCTGGTCGACCAAAGAACGCAGACAAGCGTGGATTCCTGCTTTCTAATGGTAAGTTTGCAGATCGTGAAAAAGCTGCTAAAATTGCTAAAGCTGCAGGTGAGGTTAAAGACCCGGGTAAAAAGTTACATAGCCACGAACTACGCCAAGCACTTAAAGTTAAGAAAGCTAAAGAACCTAAATGACCAAAAGAAAAGACTATACAGTAGAGTTTGAAGAAGGCTGGGCAGATGAATTAGAGCTCGACCAAGAACAGTATGAAGCCTTGATAGATGGCATTAAACAATTAGTAGCAACAGGAGAAATCTTTGAAAACGCAACCCCAGTCAGCGAATTGCCGGAAGATGAGCAACAAGAGATATTGGAATCGATCCGAAACAAAAACACGCGACACTAAAAAACCATATTACATCGCCGATACTGGACACTTTGGTATTAAAATCAAAGTGTGCTTTTCTGACTCTGCCTTTCAACAGGCAGTTAAAGACTCCAGAATAACAACCCGCCATCAATCTTTGGATGTAGGGCTGGCAGAGTCGCACTTCATTGAACAAGAAGGCACAACCTTTGCTATGCTGGCTATTGTGTTTAACTACGAAGAGATGGCTAAGTGCGATGCACTAGAGCGTATGGGTGTTATCTACCACGAAGTATCTCATACAGTAACACACGTGTTTGAATACATTGGTGAAGAAGAAACCAAAGTAGGTGACGAGTCACGCTCCTACTTGGGTGAACATATTTTTAAACAGGTATTTGCAATATACGCTACGGAGGAAGACAGGCGTGAACGTGCTGGAAAAAGAGATCGAGAAGCATTTAGTAAACTTGGTGAAAAAGTCAAAGGGGCTAAGTTACAAGTGGATAAGCAGCGTGACAGGGGTCCCGGATCGGATAGTATTTCTACAAAATCAAGTGTTTCTAGTGGAACTAAAAACATCGACAGGGACTCTGAGCAAGAGACAAGAACTGGTTTTTGATGAATTGGGTGAACAGGGCTTTCCTGTTCACGTTCTCCACAGCAAAGAAGACGTAGAAGATTTTATTGAATATGCAAATAAATCCTAAAACAGGCGAACCGTTTAAGAGCACACCACAAGCAAGAGAAATTGCTAGAAAGCATCGTGCTGCTTCTAAACAAACAACCAGAGGAAGAGCGATTGTTTTAGTTAACAACGCTAGATCAAGATCTGTTAAAAAAGGTGTTGCTATGGAACTTACTCAGGCTTGGGTAGAAAGCCACCTTGAACGTGGCACGTGCCAGTTAACTGGAATACCATTTAACTTATTGCCCCCACCAAAGGGGCTATCACGCAGACCAGACGCACCATCTTTAGATCGTATCGACAAAGATAAACACTATACAGAAGACAATACACGGGTTATACTGTGGGCTGTTAATTGCACACTATCGGAATACGGAACAGATGCCATGCTACCAATTTTAAAAGCAATGGTTAAAGGAATAGAAGATGCTCAAGCGCTCACAGCTACATCATTATCAGCAGGAAATAATCAACAAAGCGAAATCAATTCCAAACTTGGGGCTCTTTTTACCTCCGGGATTAGGCAAGACGGCAACGACTTTGACCATCGTAGCGGAGCAGTTCACCGGCAAGACATTGATCATAGCACCCAAGAGAGTGGCGGAGACAGTATGGGACAGCGAAGTGGCGAAGTGGCAACACCTACACCATCTCAGAGTATCGAAGATCATTGGCACCTCCACCCAACGTATGGCTGGCTTGAATACTGATGCGGACATCTATCTAATCAATCTAGAGAACGTAGCGTGGTTATGTGACGTTTCACCTAAGTTAGTGTTTACTAACTTAGTAATAGATGAATCCTCACGTTTTAAGGATCCATCAACCAAACGATTTAAAGCCCTCAAGAATCATTTAAAAGGCTTTCAGAGGCGTTTAATTCTCACAGGCACACCCACCCCTCAGGGCATGCAAGATCTCTGGTCACAGGTCGGTATACTCGATTTAGGACAGCGTCTGGAAACAACACTGACTAAGTTCCGTGATAAGTATATGATGCCAGACCAAATGAACCGCCATACACGGGTGGTGTATAGTTGGAAATTACAACCAAATGCAGATAAGACAGTTAATAGTAAAATTTCAGATATTTGTTTTAGTCTTAAGGCTGAGGATTATTTGCAGCTTCCTCCGCTTACATCGCTTTATCACTCAATTGAACTGGACAAAACAGTAAGGACAAAATATGACGAACTTAGAAAAGACATGGTCGTTAGTATCAAGAAAGAAAAGATCACAGCTCCAACAGCAGCAGCATTGGCGAACAAGTTGCTTCAGTTCACATCGGGAGCGGTCTATACTGAAGAAGGAGATGTCCAAGACGTACACCGCGCTAAACTGGAATATCTTGAGTCGATCATGGAAGAATCTTCCAGCCCCACACTTGTCTTCTACCATTTCAAGCATTCGCTCCAACGAATACGTCTTCAGTTCCCAGAAGCGGTGGTGCTGGACGATGACAACATTGAAGCGTGGCGTAGTGGCAAGATTCGTATGTTGCTTGCCCACCCGCAATCCGGAGGTATTGGGCTCAATCTACAGTGCAACGTTGGAGACACAGCACAGACGGTCTGGTTCGATCTACCATGGAGCTCAGAGAACTACATCCAGGCAAATGCTAGGATCTACCGCCAAGGGCAAGAAAAGCCGGTTATCATACATCACCTAGTAGTAAATAAAAGTGTGGATGAACATGTTGTAGATGTACTATCAGGAAAGATTTCAAACCAAGAAGCATTACTTAACGCATTAGATATGGAATTATGAAAAAAGTAAAAGCCGTTACACCCAGATTATCTGATGAAGATCCAGATCCATTAGAGCAAGATGAGTTAGATAATTCGTCTACAAACAACGTGGAAGGTTGGCTTCCATGGGACTCTGAAGATATTCTTGACATTAAAAGGCTAATTGATGGTAGAATGTCAATTAAGCAAAAAGAAATCTTTACTGCTTTTTTAGAAGGCAAGTCTCACATCGACCTGCACGTTTCAGAAAAGTATTGGAGATATCATTTTAGTAACGGTATTGAATTTATTAAACAGGAGCTTGGGCTGTGAGTCACTTCATTGTAGAGCATAAGTACAAAGGCAATTATGTTATGGAAACCATTACTGGTGTGGAGGATATCGACACTAGCCGCTTTGAAGATTTATTGGGAATCTGGGTTTGCGACAGCCTGGAAGAGTTACAAATTATGGAAGAAGAACTTAAGGGGTTAAGAAATGCAAGATCCAGTCAATCATCCTAAACATTACACCGAGCATCCATCGGGTATCGAGTGCATCCAAATTACGGAGCACATGGGGTTCAATCTCGGTAATGCGCTTAAATACATCTGGCGCTGTGACTTGAAGTTAGATGCAGTAGAAGACTTACGTAAAGCACGTTGGTATATTGATCGTGAGATTGCCAAGCGCACCAAACCAGGGGCTTTTGGTATTGTAGATTACGCTTCATATAACGAAACATACGCTGACAAGGAGTGCGGCAAATGATGGTCGAAGTGGATGACGATTTTGCGGATGCAATCGTGGCAGTTAGTTTAGCAAATAGTTATGTATCAATTAACAATATGCTAAAAAACGGCAAAGGTTGGCATGAAGATGATGTAACTGCTTGGAAAGAAATTCTACCTGCCTTAGAATTAGTTGGTGGTTGGTATAGCACAGACTTTAAAGCAGACATAAAAAAAGCAAAGAAAAAATGAAAAAGTATACTCACTTTGACTTAGAAGATGCTATCCACAAAGTATGGCAGACAGCAGATGATATTGAGACTCTGTACAAGTATCATGGTGATGCAGAAAAACCAATGACAGAAGACGAAGTAGCCAACGCATTGATTGGTCTTAAGCAGTTACATGAAATGCGTTGTTGGCAGTT